ACAGCCTATGGCTTAATTGAAGATTTTTTAATTGTACAAAGAGCTAAAAAAATCTCTAAGGCTGCAATTAAAATTATAAAAGAGCATTTGCCTGATTTTGTTTTGATTGAACAAACCAACCAAGGGTCTTTTAGGTCTTCCCAAAAGCTTCTCGAATTTACTCATGGCTTCTTATTAAGAGATATTTTAGATTCCCCTAAGAATAAATTGCCGATTGATGCGTCAAGGGTTGGTTATGTAGACTCATCTAAATGGAGATCTGTTTTAAAAATTAATATGACACCAGATCAAAAAAAGCACAATAAGGCCCTTAAGGAGAACAAAGGCAAAAAGAAAAAATTAGACGGCCCATGGAAGGGTAAGATCACCAAAAAGCATTTGGCTGTTTTTTGGGTGAATGAGAAGTTTGGTCTTAATCTTAAAATTAAAGATAACGACATTGCCGACGCGATATGCCTAGCTGCTTATGGAATCGAAACGAGAAAAAAACAGTCTGTTAAAGAGGCCGACGGAAATATAATTTATTCTTGGTTGTGATAGAATAGGAGCTAATATGTCATCAAATCCTTATGTAAACACGGAAGACACCGAAGAAATTATTAAAAGTCGAGTTTTTGGTGTTGGGGTAGAAAAAAGCCATAAAAACAATGCTTTTGATAGTGTCATTGAAAACGAGGTTTTTGGTAACACTCATGAAGAAGTTGAAACTAGAGAGCCCACTCTACAAGAAATAGCCAGAGCCAGAACTGAGCAGGCCAATTTGTACATGATTTTGATGGAGCACTCTGTTTTTGCAGAGGGGTCTGCCAGACCTGAGATTCTTGAGGCCGTTGAGCGAGAAATTCGAGATTTTGCGGGGCAAAAACTGGCTGAACTTCTTGGAATTACTTCTGTCAATAGCACTACAAAACAGGCCGTAACCATGCCTTTTGATGAGGAAGAGGTAGAAATTCTTAAATCTCTAGCCTCAAAAGTAAAAGATAAAATTCAAACCAAAGAATCTCAAGTATACACACCGCCTGTGCCCAAAGTTAATAGTATTGGGTCTTCCGCACCACTTCCCAAGCCAGAGCTTAATCCGGCGGCGTCTAAGCCACAGGCAAAACAGAAGGTTGTTTCGGCCCCCTTACCACCTCTTAAAAGATCATCTTCCGTAGCAGAACCTCAACCATCGGAAAAAACAAAACAAAAAAATGTAAAAAAATCAAAATCAAAAAACAATCCATTGTCGGAAGTTCCGATGAGCAATTTAGATAAGAATGATCCAGAGCATTTAAAAGAAATTAAAAGGCGACTCAAGATTCGAGGGGGTCAAGTTGTAAGCAGCGACCCCGAAGCCCCTAAACCCCTACCGATGCCCAGTATTAATCATCAGGCAGAAATTTGGTCCAAACACGATGCTATTAATCAAAAACAAGTAAATATTTTTGAAAATGATTTAGATACTAAATTTAGGGATATTGGTTAATTATGGAAAACGTTTCATTGTACATAATTATTGGTCTGGTTGTTGCCCTTATTTTCGAAAGAAATAGAAGACAGAAAGCGCAGGTTAAGAGCGATCTTGCTGATACTTCTATTAAAAGTGCCAAAAATGATGCCGAACTTGATCGTAACAAAGAAGCACTTAAAGAAAATGCTAAAAAAATCGAAGAAGTAAAAAAAGATTCTTCAGACCCACTTTCTTATTGGGTTGAGAAATTTAGGAGTAAAAAATGAGCCAAGAAAATAATCAACAATCATTAGTTTCTCTTGATCAAATGGGCGATAAAAGCGCGCTGGAAAAAATTGATACGCTTATATCTTGGGCCAAATCTGTCGAGACATTTATGCAAAATGTTAAAACTTCCCAAGATAACCTTTTGGCCCTTATGCAAAAAAGCCAGTCTCATCTAGTAAATGAAGCCAATCAGTCGATTCAGAGTATTTCGAATCAGTTAAATGCTGTTTCTCAGGTTGCCACATCTGTGTCCGATGTTTTGGGCGCTTTGATGGCAGAGCTGGACGCAAAGGGGCTAGTTTCTTCATCTTCTGTTGAATCTCGTTTCTCCAGTCTTAAAAACGCACGAAAAGAGCAAATTGAAAAAGATTTGCTTGATTCAAAAACCGTCACAGAGGGAGATGAGATCGTTCCCGATTCTATCGCCGTACTTTTAATTGTTGAGTCAAATCGAAGAGAGCACGCAATTATTGCAAATTTATCACAAGAAGATCAGCAACTTCTTCTCGGCAAAAAAGTCGGAGATTTTGTGGATTTCCCTAAGAGCCCTAATGATAGATCTGACACTGAAAAAATTCAGGTTCTCAGAGTTTTAAATCCTGTAACATCTAATCAAGTGGGTGAGTGATGAAGTACATTATTACATCGGCAGTTCCCGGGGCCAGTGTTAATACTAAGTTTTTGGCGTCAATTCGAACATACTGCAAAGAAAACAATGCCAGTTTGATTGTTATTCCAACCGCTCCAATTGTTATGTCGGACGAAGGGATTTTTGACCCGCGCATCCCAGAGGAATGTTTTTTGGCATCTGAGCAGAAATTTTTAAATACCAATTTTAGGATATTTAACATTCCCATATCTCCACAGCAAGTGGATCCCGTAACCAGTCTTCAAAGAAACGGACAGACGTATGGGTCGTTCTGTCTTGGTTCCCCAAAGCAGAGATTAAAGTTTGTTGTAAACAGTAACAGCGATCTTCCAAGGGCTATCATGAGCACTGGGGCTGTAACTAATCCCGATAATTACAGATTTAACAGACAGGGGTTTATTGCTCGTGTCGACCATGTTTTGGGTGCTCTGGTTGTAGAGATCAAAGACAGCAAACGATATAGTTTTCGACAAGTACAAGCATCAAAAGATGGGTCTTTTGTTGATGACAAAGTAAGATATTACCCCGACGGTAAAACCTCAATAGAGCGTCCCCTAGCTGTAGTGTTTGGGGATTGGCATACTAAAAACGTAGACCCAATTGTAAGAGAGAGATCTATTGAAATTATTGATCACTACAAACCCGATGAGATTATTTTTCATGACATCCTAGATTTTGAATCCCAGAATCACCACAACAAAGGAAAAAACATTAGAAACGCCCAGCTTGGAGATTTTTGTAATGTTAAAAATGAGCTTGATCAAGTAGCTGAGGAACTTGAATTTTTTAGCAAAAAAGCTGGGAAACGCGTTTTTGTTGTAAGGTCAAACCACGATGAAGCCCTAGATCGATGGCTTGAGTCTGGTGATTACGTTTCGGATAATAGGAATTTTGAAATAGGTCACGAACTTGCTTTAGCTAAACTTCGTGGCAATAATCCTTTGGAATGGTATGTTAAACACCATAAAAAAGTAAAGGCTAAGAATATTATTTTTTTGGACCGAGACGAGGATCTTAAACTTTCTGACAAGAAAATTCAGTGCGGTGCCCATGGTGACTTGGGCGGTAATGGTGCTAGGGGCAGCACGGCCAGTACCGAGCTGTCTTATGGAAAAAGCATTAGCGGTCACTCCCACACACCCGAAATTCAAAGAGGAGCCTTTGTTGTTGGAACATCCACAAAACTTAAGTTAAACTATAACAGAGGCCCCAGTTCGTGGGTACACGCGCATTGTGTTTTGTATAAAGACGGTTCTAGACAATTGATCAATATTATTAACGGAGAGTGGCGTTTTGATGAGCAGGGAAAATCGGAAAAATCAAGAAATAAGGGATCTAGAGGGCTACACGAGGTCTCTGGAAAAACTGAACAAAAAACTAAAAGAAGAAAACAACAGGCTGCGAAGAGAGCTTCAAAAAAGAGAAAATATTGAGACCTACGGTGTTTTTCCAAAAGAAGACAAAAAGGAAGTTCCGCAGGAAAATGACGACTCTATTCATTGTCCCAAATGCAAAAGTAAAGATACTCATATAATAGAAATTCCCTTTATAAAGGGGATTAAGAAAATTTTAACGTGCCACGATTGTGGGCACAGAGAGAGCATATAAAATGCGCAAAATGAGAAACAAAATTGATTTAGAAAAAAAACAGAAAATTTTAACTGATCGAGACTTTATTAATGCTCCAGAGCACAACAATTCTCTAACCGAGCTTATGAAGGCAAACGACGGGAAAAAGATTCCTGAGCTTGCTATGTCAAGGTACCTTCTCATGAGCAGAGATGAAATTGATTTGGTTTTTCAGGGCGCTTTAAATAAAATTCGCAGAGAGCTTATGAAGGGCGAATAATGCCGAAGTATATTTTCTTTGATACAGAAACCGGCGGACTAGACACATCTTTTAGTTTATTAACTTTTTATGCCGCAATCACAAACGATAAATTTAAAGTGGTTGACGAACTTTCCTTAAAACTAAAACCTGAAGACGGTGCGTTTAAGTGTTCAGAAAGAGCTCTGGCTGTCAACAAAATTAAACTTGAAGATCACTCTAAAATTGCTATTACTTACAGCGAGGGTTCCGATATTTTGCGTAGGTTTTTAGAAAAACACTCCTTGGAAGAAAAACTACGTCCAGCAGGCCAAAATCCCCTTTTTGATATTGGCTTTATTAATCAGTATCTTATGGATAAAAAAGAATGGGAAAAATATTGTCGTTCCATTCCTATAGATACCGTTGTGATTGCAGAGTTTCTTTGTGATGTCGGGGCAATACCAGACTCATCAATGATGTCACGTAGCCTAGGTAAGTTAGCTGAGTTTTACGGAATACGTGTAAGGGGGGACTTGCACAACGAAAAAACGGATGTTATTATCAATATTGAAGTTTATAAGCACATGGTTGAAGATGCAATGAAGCGCAGAAAACTAATTACGGAGATTTAATGAATAATATTAGGCCAATTCCCTGCTTTCTTGGCTGTAGCCATTATTCGGCGGTTGGCGCGTCATCGGTTGATGACATTCTTTCCAAATTAAAATCCGATTCTGTTCCGGCTGTGTGCATGGCCGAGATTGGCAACTTAAATGGGGCTTTTGAATTTTATGTAAAAGCCCAAAAACATGGAATAAAGCCAATTATTGGAATACAAGGATATGTTTTAGACCCATTTTCACAAAAAACAGATGACACAGCCCTTATAACTATTCAATTTAAAAACGAAAAAGCTTTTAAGGCGGTATGTGGGTGGTCTGAATCTGAGGCTATTCTAATCACTTCTGGCGCAAGATCTCACACCCTTTTTTCTTGGGATTTTTTAGAAAACATTAAAGACGATATTATTGTTGGAACCGGTGGTCTTGGTGGTATTGTTGGAAAAAGAATTGAAGACGGTAATTTTGACCTAGCTAAAAAGGCTATTCTTTTTCTTAAAAACAAATTTGGCGAAAATCTAAGATCTGAAATAATTCCACACGAAATTAAACGGTACTGGGTCCCCCCAATGTACGATTTTAAAAAGCAGGAAATAATTCGTCCGGCTTTTTACAAAGAGTTTGAGCCAAATCAAATGAGCCCAGATGGGGACTATCAAAGGGCTTTAAATACATTTTTATTACTTTGCTCAAAAACACTTGGTATTAAGCCAGTTATTAGTATGGATTTTCAGTACGCCGACCCAAATGACATTGTGGTCCAAAATATGAAAAGTGAAAACCTAAAACTTAGGGACCGCGCAGGTACTAGAAAACCAGTAATGACATCGGCGGATATTGTCAATTTCTTAATTTCCAAGAAAATATCAGAGGCCACAATTCAGGAGCTGATTCAAAATAATTACGATTGGGTTGAAGAATTTAAAGATTTTAGCTTAAAAACAAACGAAGACCGTTGGGTCCTGCCGAATGTTTCGGACTCTATGGCAATGTGCCTTTCCCAGATTAAAAAAATGGGGCGAATGGATTGGTCCAATCCCCAAATGGTAGAGCGTTTAAAGCTTGAAATATCTGTTCTCCATAAGAACGGTAAAATTGACGTTTTGCCTTATTTTGAGCCTTTTATTGACTTCTCCAATTGGGCCCGCGAACAAAATCTGCTGACAAACTTAAGAGGATCTGCTGGCGGCTCTTTTTTGGTTTATCTTCTTGGGATTTCAAATATTAACCCCCTCAAGCATGATCTGTCTTTTGCTCGTTTTATTAGTAAAGGCCGTATTCAGGCTAATACACTGCCAGACCTTGATATGGACGTGGGGGATCGATCAGCTGCGCTTGCTTATTTAAAAGATAAATACCAGAACAGGATTTATCAAATTTCCATTGACGTGATGTCTAAAATTAAATCAGCAATTAAAGATGCCGAGCGTGCCATCCTTGGTAAGGTTAGGCCGGAGACTGAGAAACTATGTACATCAATTCCAAACCCGCCTCAAGGAATGGATGAATACGAATACGTTTTTGGCAAAGAAAGCGAAGAGGGGCACATTCCGGGTGTTATTGAGACCATGCCCGAGCTACATCAGTATTCCGTTGACAACCCCAAGATATGGGACGTAATTGTTAAAAGTCTTGGTGTTTTAAGGCAAAAATCAGGCCACGCTTGTGGCCTTGTCATTACCCCCACCCCGGTATCAGACTATGTTCCAATCACCACAGCAGGTAATTCTATTGTTACAGGCCCATCTCCTGCTTGGGTCGAAGCGGCAGGGCTTGTGAAATATGATCTTTTGGGCGTTAATACACTTAACGATATTTCAAACTGCTTAAAAATTATCAAAGAAACACAAGGTATTGATATTGATATTTTTAATTTGCCCAGCGATAAAGATGTGTACAAAGCTATTGGGGACGGAAAAAATGAAACCGTTTTTCAATTGCATACAGCTACAGTAGCGCCTTTTGTTATTAAATTAAAACCCAAGTCAATAGATGAAATTGCAAACATACAGGCATTGTGCCGCCCGGGGTGTTTGGATGCGCCTGCTGGAGATGGAACAGACAGGACGCTGGCTGATTTGTATGTTTCTCGGGCTCTTGGTGAAGAGCCTATTTCTTACGTTCATCCAGATCTTGAGCCAATTTTAAAAGATACTTATGGGGTTCAGCTTTTTCAGGAGCAGCAAATTAGGATTTTTAGGGACTTGGCAGGATATTCCGAGGAAGAAGCGGAAGCTGTTCGGAGAGCTATTGGTAAAAAGAAAGAAAAAGAACTAAAAGAAGCAACCAGTCGATTAAAAATTAAATGTGTTGAGCGCGGCTGGACTGAAAAGCAAGTTGATCTATTGGTATCCCAAATTATGGCCGCAAGTCGGTATTCATTCAACAAATCTCATGCGATATCATACGCTTATATATCTTATGCGTGCCAATACCTTAAGACAAAATTTGAGCTTGAATGGTGGACCGCTGTATTAAGAAATGCAACAAAGAACGAACTTCCTAAATTTTGGCCCTATTGTGGTCATCTAGTTGATTTGCCTAATATCAACGCCTTTGATTCTACTTTTACAATTCGAAACAACAGAATTTGCTCACCATTGGACATTCTAAATGGAATTGGCCCCAAGGCGTATGAGCAAATTGTAGAGGGCAGACCATATAAAAACCTAAGAGAATTTGTAGCCAAGACTAAGTCAATCGGAAGAGCTGTAAATCAGGGTGTAGTTTGCGGACTAATTGCTTCGGGGGTCTTAGACTCCTTTTTTGATCAATCCACTGGACTCGAGGACAAAATTTACGAATACATGAAAATTAAAGCTGAAATTGAGGGCAAAAGCAAAGTCGATCCCGTTCCTGATTTATACAGGGATCTCAACACCGTGGATCAGTTTATGATCAAGAAAAAGCTTATTACGGTTGTTTCTGCGGATCTTAGAAAAATGATCTTGCCCAAAATTGGAGTTAACCCCCCGTCTAATGAAATGTCTCCGTGGGTTAAAAAGGTAGAAAAAGGTGTGCTTAGGTACTATGATGGGAATCAGCTTCCCAGAATTGCACAGATATTATCTAATAACCAGAAAATGCAAGATGAAATGGAAGGTACTATTGCAACAATTTCTTACGTTGTCGATGAAAGCACCCGTCAGTACGCCTCAAAAACCAAACAGATGACATCCCTTCTCGTTGACACGGGTGGAACTTTTGAGGAGCTGGTTGTTTGGCCCCCGAGAGGCGAAGATACCGCACCCACAGGATTTAAAAACCATATTGTAGAAATTATATACACTTATAACAAAAAAAACAAACAATTAGGAATTAGGGACATAAATATCTTAATATGATGTACAATAATCACAGGAGTAAACAAAAATGACAAGATCAGAAATAATCCAAAAAATCAAAGAATTAAAAAAAATTATTGATCAGCCAGAAGGAAGTGTATTGACAGCGTCGGCTCTTGAGGGGGTTAAAAATCAAGCTCGAATGGAGCTAGATAAACTTAACAAGGATCTTCTTAACTCAGTAAGAGAAGATATGATTGTTCTCGTTATTGATACCAAAGACAAAGAATCAGAAAGCAAATTGGCAGCCGACTTATCTGCCAATAATGTCCCAGCAATCAATGCGCAGGAATTTTATTACAATTTTGCTCGAGAGACTTCCGATTTGTTTCGAGGACAGTTTCCGCTAGATGCAATTGTGTTTCTTCAGGCCTCAGTTAACGCCTTACTTTCTTTTTTCGGATTGCGCTTGCAAACTGGACTTATTTCGACTACAGTATTGGGAGGACAGTCTGTCGAGGATAACGCCAAGACTGTGATTAGGACCACTCTTGGACCCGGCGGAATTGAGCCATATTACGTTATGAATCAAGCTATTTCTACTATGACACTTACAGATCTTAGCCCGGGCCCAATTCTTGTGGCTGCTTACAACACAGATGGAGCTGATTTGGACGCTTACATTGGTAACTATAAGTTTAAACGCGGTTACAAATATTCTTTTGACAAAGCGCCCGATATTAAAGAATTTGTAAAAACGGTACGATCCGATTTAATTCGAGATGGTATTGTTAAAAAAGTTAAAGGGTCGAACAAACAGTCTGAAAATACAGATGACACGTCGTCAAATGAATCAACAGACAATACATAAGACCCGAAGGAGAAAAAAATGTCACATGAAGAAGAACTATTAATTGGTGAACCTGTATTTGGCAAAAGCGGCGGCAAAAGTTTTAACAATTTTAGGATTGAGGACGGATCCAACACATACCGAATCCTTCCACCCCTAATGTCGCTTGCTAAAGAGGGTCGTTGGTATCAATATTGGAGAATCCATTTTGGATTTAAAAATTCTGAGGGGCGTACAAAAGTTATTGTTTGCGTAGAAGAAAAAGATTACAAAACAAAGGTTATTAAACAAAAATGTCCCGTGTGCGAGCTAGTTGCTCGAAACAAAGCTCAGTACGAAAAGCTTAAGCTTATTAATCAGAAGGATCCCACTAAGGTAACTGACGAGCAGCTTAAAAATTTTTATAAAAATAACGTATTTGCCATTGATGCTTCGGGTAAATACTATGTAAATGCAGTAAATAGCCAAGGTGAAGTTGGTGTTTTGGCCTTACCCAAGACTGTAAAAGACAAAATAGAAGTTTTGGCTGATCGCCTCAAAAAAGAAGAGGGTATCAACCCTATTGCCGTAAATGGTCTGTTTTTAAATATTATTCGAACAGGTCAGGGTCGCAATACTGATTATTCGGTTGAGGTTGCATATGTTTCAGACCCGAACAATCCAAGATCTAAAATGTACAAAGAGCATACTATTACAGCGGATGTGGTTGAAAAGATTAAGAGAAATGCGTCCGATCTTTCCACTTTGTACAAGCCTATTACTGTAGAGCAGATCGAAATGATTGTTAACGCTTCTCCTGAAAATCGAGCGGCAATTGTTGATAAAATTTTCTCCAAACCCGAGAAAAAACAAAATTCGGATCTTAATGACCGAGTTAGCCTTGGAAACACTGGAGCATCAGGCGTTATGAATGTTGGCGTCGATCGAAACGGCAATTTGAAGGTCAATGTTCCTGATCAGCCAAAAGAACAAACCTTGAGTGCCGAAGAACAAGAGGCTCTTGATGCGCTTTCTATGGCGGAAACTGAAGGACATTCCTCTTCTTCAAATCTCGGTCTAGATGTCGGTCAAAAATATTCAGATTTTGACTTTGAGAATATGTCCGAAGATGAATTTGAGCGCATGATGAACTCTTGAGGACCAGATGATTGAGCTTAATGAAGTTTTAGTTTTGCCTCGCGGACAGATTGAAAGCAAAGATTCTTTGCAATTAGAAATGTCCGATATTTACAAAGCGGAAAAAAGGCTCGGAGAGATTAGGTCTCTCCGAGCTGGAACCGCCGCTGAGTATATGGGCTTTTTTAATGAGGCAGCCGCTATTGCCCAGAGGCACATGGCGGTTGTTCAATATGAAATCTTGGTTGCAAAACAAAAATACGACCATCGTAGAGCCGTTGTTCTAATAGACCTTATGCCACAAAAGCTTAAAGATCTAAAAGACAGCGGTATTAAGTCAAGCGAGGACATACGGGATGCTATTATTACTTTGGATCCTGTGTGTTCCCAATACAGGGATCGTATCGACTGCCTTACCGCAGTTCACACCATGCTCGAAAACAAAGTCAAAGTTTTTGTTAGAGCCTATAACGCCGCCCGATCTGTTATTGATTCAAAAATTGGAACCGCTGCATACAGGCCACTAAATAGTTCAGGGTCTTTTGATGCAAAGGAACTCGAAGAAATTGACAGCATTTTGGGCGATATTAACCGGGAGGAATGATGTCTAAAGATTGGTATAGTAAATTAATGAAGCTCGAGGGAGCTGTGGACGTAAACAAAGACCCAACGCTTTCGGTTCTTAGGTCCCCGTCCCCCTATCTTAACTGGGCTTTTGGAAACAAAGGACACGGGCTGCCTCGTGGATACACAATGTTGCTTGGTGGTCCGCCCAAAGCTGGGAAATCACTAATTAGTTACGGCATGATCGGTCAAATGCACAAAGAGGACCCCGAGGGCTGGGCTGTTATTTTCAACACCGAGTTTCGAGGAGAGCTTCAGGGCAACAAAGAAAGCCTAGCTCTTTTTGGCATTGACCCTAAGCGAATCATGATCTACAACGGAAACACCCCAGACTTGGTTTTTGACAGAATTACAAAAGACTTAAAGGCCTTGATGGACGAGGGGTTTCCTCTGCGCATGATTGTTATAGATTCTATTTCTAATATTCGTGGTCGTCGGGCTATGAACTCTGATACTGTCATGCAACAGCAGATTGGCGACCAAGCTCTGACCATCCAAGACGGTCTGATTAATATCCTTCCTGTTATTAGGCAGCACGAAGTTGGACTAATCTTGTGTACTCACGTTCGGGCCGAAATGGACCCCGTTGAGATTATGCGCGGTAAAAAATACAAGCTACAATCTGCATGGGCAGTTAAACACCACGCCGAGTTTTTTGCTATGGTTGAGCGAAACGAAGGAAAAACGGGACGCGAAACAATAAGCGGTGAAAAATTTGAAAACGATAATATTAAGAGCGTTACTGGTAAAGAAGAGGCCACGGGACACAAAATTCGGTTTAAGGTTATTGATTCTTCAATTGGCGTCAATGGACGGGTTGGTGAGTTTACTCTTGATTTCAAGAGAGGATTTATCAACCAGCACGAAGAAGTGTTTCTTATGGGCCTAAATACGGGTGTTATTGAAAAGCCAAACAACATGACGTATTGTTTTAATGGGGAAACTTGGAAGGGTAAGGATAATATGCTTATAGCTATCCGAGATAATCCAGTTTTAATGAACAATATCATGCAGAAAGTTTACGAACTTGATATTGTTGGCAATAGGAAACAAAAAGAAGGAGAAGTGGATGAATCTAAATTTCAACAAGAATAAAAGCATTCTTCTTTTCCTATCTGTTTTTGTACTTGGGGTTGTTGTTGGAAAATACAGTAGTTTTAAGTCACAAGAGCAGATGGAGATCTCTATTTGTGAGGGGATTGCAAAAGCTTTTTTTGGGAGTTTTATTGATGGTATAAATTGTTTCCACACGGATCTCGGCCTGATAATTAATTTCCCAAACACGGGCAATGTCCATCTGATTCCTAAAAATGAATAACTTTGTGAGCCAGATTTTTGATTATGCAATGGCGGAAGGTCTGCTTATTAAGCAGACTTCCCGCTCTATTATTTTGAAATGCCCAAACTGCGGATCTAAGAAGCTTCATTTGGAAAAAAATGAAGGATATTTTAAATGCTATTCAGCTAGTTGTGGTTTTCGCGGTGGGTCCATTAAGCTTTACGCGGCAATTAAGGGTATCTCTTTTGAGATGGCCAAAAAAGAGCTCACTGGTAAAGACGCTCATCAAAAAGACAAAATTATAAAATTTAATTTCGGACTAAAGGAGACGGAATCTTCGGGCTTTGAGTTTGAACTGGAAATACCCGAGACATTTATTCCTATTTCCAGACCAGAAGCTAAAGATGGAGCGGACTATTGCCAGAAAAGGGGAATTTCTTTGGATCTTGCCACAAAGTTGGGCCTTTTTTACTGTACCAAACAAAGAAGGATTGTTTTCTTTATTCGTGACAGTTATGGGGCCATTGCGGGCTGGCAAGCTCGATCTATTGACCCAGTGGATCATGTAGATCGAATGAGAAACAATATTGGATTTCGCAGAGATAAACACCTAATGTTCTACGACAAGCTTGAGGATAAAGATTTTATTATTGTTTGCGAGGGTCCATTTGATGCAATGAAATTTAATAAGCTTGGTAATTTTGTCGCTACAATGGGCAAAGACATAAGCACAACCCAATTAAATATGATCGTGGACCACCCCTGCACAAAAGTTTATTGGGCTTTAGATGATGATGCCCGAGATCTTGTTTTAAAAAAATACGCAAAATATGTTGGAAAAGAAAGCTATATAATTGAGCCACAGCCTGCGGCTAAAAATAGGATTTTAAAAAACAAACCAGATGCTAAAGTGGATTTTGGAGAGTGCACAGAGGACGAGTGTGTACAATCTTTTTTAAATCCAGAAAAAATTAACACTAGACTTGCTCTAGAATTTTGAGGATAATTAAACAATGGACACTAAAAACCTCAAAATCTCAACAAAAGACATTTTAAAAATTAAAGAGATTTCATCAAAATATTATATAGAAAATAAGGCAATTACTCATAATGATAATCTTTTATGTGAAAGTTTTACTTATGGTGTCCTTTCTGTTCTTGTTCAAATGGGAGTTTTAGATAATTTTCAGATGCCACCTGTGGTGTTGAGTGACTCAGAAATTGATAATTTATGAATCAAGACGAAAAAAAACAACAAGGCGCATCGGAACGGGCCAAGATAGAATCTAGGGTTTTTTCTGAATCTTGGCAAGAAGCCGTGTTTGGTCACATGGTGACTAACTATGCGTTTTTTTTAAAATGCCGAACTCATTTAAAACCCAGCTGGTTCCAAAACCCTAGATTGTATACACTGTGTTCGGAATTTTTTGGTCTTTATGACGAAATTCATAGAATGCCGACTGTTTCTGAGTTCGTTGCCCTAAAAATTTTGTCAATTCCAGACCCCCAAGAAGCATCAAGATACAAATCCGTATTTGATCGGTGTAAAGCTGGGGCCCAACAGATTTCTGTCGATATTATCTCCAAGGAAATGACGGGATGGCTTAAAATTTCTCGTTTTATTGACGAGATGAAAACAGCCTCTACAAAGTTTAACGAAGGTAATTATTACAGCGCAATCAGCTGGATTAAAAAAACATCAAACGAAATCGAATCGGCCTCTTTTGAGGACGACCGCCTTGCTGACTTTTCGGACCCCGTATCTTTTTATACTGATCAGGAAGAGGACTTTAAAAATGGAATATCGACAGGTTCCGCCTTGTTTGATTCGCTTTTGGTTGGCAAACGTAGCTATGAGATGGACGGCAAGAGATATCAGTCTCCCGGTTTAATTCGAAAACTAATGACTGTTTTGGTCGGTCCCACAAACGCAGGTAAAACTTCCCTTATCGTTACTATGGCCCGCCATGCAATTGCGGACCGTAAAAAGGTTCTAATTATTACGCACGAACAGGATGAAAAGCCAGTAAAAGACAAAATTTACAAAGCCGTTTTTAACATGAACGCCGAGCAGATTTCTAGAGCAATTGCGGACCCCAATGAGCACAAAAAACTTGCTATGAAGGGTCAATTTATCAATAAGTACTTGAAATATAAGCATTATATTGAACTTGGCAAAATGTATGTTGAAGACGTAATTGACCTTATTAAGTCTCTGCATGAGAAAGAAATTGCAAAAGACGGGAAGGGTTTTGATCTAGTTATTGATGATTATCCCGCTAAACTTCTAAGTCGTGTCTACAACAGCAAAAGCCTTCAAAAAAGGGATATTATTGCGTATGTTTACGATCAGTTCAGTTTGCTTGCCAAGTCTCTTGACTGCCACGTTATTGCGCCCATTCAAACGAATAGGGATGGTTATAGGCAAAGCAAGCAAGGGAAAGACTTTATTGACAGCGACTCGGTTTCCGAAGCGTTCGGGGTCGCCCAGCTGGCCGACAACGTAATTACCCTAAACAGGTCGGAAGAGGACAAAAAACACGAAAGAGTTTATCTTTTTATTGCAAAAAATAGGTTAGGACAAACAGGAAACTGGTATTATAGTAAGACAGACCTGTCAAAATCTTTAATGTACGGACCCGGCCAGAAGCTTGAAGAGGCTTGTGGATCTGGCGTTATGAAATTTGAAGATTTAATGGAGAGGGCCTTGAAGGAAGATCCAATTCTATTAATGTCGGTCGAGAAAGAAGAAAAGAAGAATGAAAAAGAAACTAAAAAAACTGGTAACGCTGAAAACCAAGTCTCTAACCCTGTTTCGGACATTGAAAGCCCTAATTGATGCTATCGGAGTCGCTGTAGCTCTTGTTTTAGGCTTATCTTTTCATGTTTTTTCAAAACTTACAGCCTTGTTTTTAAAATTGTCATGGAGAGTGCTTAAGTTAGCTGCGGTAATTGTGCCAATTGCCGGTATTTTGCTTTCTTTTGCCTTGGTTTCATCAAGCGAAAATTTGCATTTGAAGCTAATTAACGAATACAGAAAATCTAATGTTTTTAAAATCTCAAATAAACCACAAGGAAATTCTGGGGGCACCGCTTTTCTTGTTAAGACCCCTTCAGGTAAATCTTACATAATGACCAATGCTCATGTTTGCTCTGATGAGGAAAAATACGATCCGATTCTTAACTCTCTTGAATTCATGCCAGATTCTTTTAGCCGAAAAATAAGAAAACCAATGTTTCTGATACAAGAACAGGATGACGGAAAAGTTGTTCGGTTTCAAACAGAAATTTTTGAAATTTACGAACATGAAGATCTTTGCCTGCTTTATGCGCCTGTAGAGCTTTCTGGCGGAATTGATGTTGCAGAAAGCGCGCCATCTAGTGGTTCTAAGACATTTGTACTAGGTCGTATGCTGAATATTGATTATTATTTTCGCGACGGAAGCGTTATTGCATACGTCCCAGAGCAATATACTAGACCCAATATACCATTAAAAAAATGTGAACAATTAGGTGTCGACTATTCTATTCTTTACAAACGGGGATATCTGATCGACATCTTTTTTGGAACCAGACAATTAATTGAGGTAATAACTTGTATGCAAACAAGAGAGCAGATGTATCTGTCTAATCAGGCTTATTATGGCAGCTCAGGGTCTCCAGTTCTTGACTACAAAGGAGATCTTGTTGGGGTAATTAAGGAGATTAGGCCGGGTCGTCCGCTCTCCGTAGCGGTGTCCCTAAAAGCAATTGTTGATTTTTTAAAGGATAAATAATGGACATAAAAGACTCTAGAAATATAGTTGCCCTGATCTCAATTATCAATGAGGGGCTTATATCGATTCATAACGATCTTATGATATCAAATTCAATTGTTCATTCCGACCCCATTAGGGCTTCTAAAAGTTATTTAAGATGTAAAGCTGGCCTTGCCCGAATATTGAAAAAATTAGACGAGAGAGAAAACGAGCTTTCTTGGAATGCAGAAAAATTTCAAAAGTTTGAGCAAAAAACAGATGGAGACACAAATGAAAACTAATATCAATATTTTGAACGAAATTTTTAGCCAAGAAAACGCTCAATCTTTAATTTCAGGCTACCCACAAAACGGATATTCTATTTTCGAAGAATACGTTCAAAAATCGGGCGAATCAGAATCTCTATTGTCAGATAAAAATGCATTTAAAAAATTCAACAAAGAACTTCGCGAATATCTTTTGACCCAAAAGCGATCTCTCTTGGTTTCTGCGAAGGTTCCTAAAATCGAGACTTCTGCTGTAACACAAGAAGATTTAAAGGCATCAAAAAAAATTGGGTCTTCTTTGTCAACCACAGCCACGTTTGGGTCCTTGGGAAATTCCAAGAACAAGGTATGATATGAGGTTTGTTTTTTTAATTTTATTTGCAGTGTTGTTATCTGGGTCTGTCTCATCTAGGACGCAAAACGACACTCATATCACGGAAATGAGGAAATCCGCATTCTATACGGGATGTATTGACTCTTTTATGATTTTTGTTCAGACCGATATGTACACAAGACCTAAAGGAAAGACTCCGCAACAAGTTGTATCTGAATATGTTAAAATCTGCCAAATAAGATCGGAAATCTACATAAGAGAAATGTAAAATGCTTTCCAAAACTGAAATTGAAACTCTAAAAAAGGCTAAGGCTGTTCTTAAAAAATATGCGGGTAAGTACATTCTAAGTAAAGAAGAAAAAAAAGAACTGGAAAATGCCTACGCGGATATTAAAAAAATACAGGATAGCTGCCGCCATTTTTACACAAAACCGTACACGGGCCTAAATGAAGTAGGTAAAATTTGCGAAGACTGTGATCTTTTTATCCCGACCGATATGATGGGGAGCAAAAAATCAGACTAAACTAATTCCTTGTCTAAAAACAAATCCATTTCAGCTTTTCTTCTTCGGGTAAGACCCTCTAATGGGACAAGTTCGCCATTTTTATTTCGAGCTTTGTTCCATGCCATAAATAAACTGGCCACTTCTTCCTTGCTTTTGCCTTCGTTGAGTTTTTTAATAAGTGTGGATTTTGCAAGGGCTGCTGTTCCCACGTTAAATGCAAAAGACACTAGTGCCGAAAACTCGTTAGAGTTAATTTTGACCCCAGAAGAAATTGCCGGCTGAAGAATTTCCGCAACTTCCTTTTCAAATTTTTTAAGAGTATTTTTAAGAAGTTCTTCCGCCCTTTCTTTAGTGATTGGGCTATCTGTCATTTTTACCTTTACCCCATTTTCGTAAAATGTTGAGCCGTACCCAATAGTAGGTACCCCCGCAGCGCACAAATAGGGCTTTAAAACAAGCCCCTCAAATTTCTTAATAAGATCAATGCCCTTTTGGTTGATTGCCAAAACAGACCCGTTTTTCTTGGGTTCCACAGAAGTAAATTGCGGCGTTTCTATAATGGCTTGTTCCGTAACGGCTGGTTTGGGTTTTTTTGAAGAGCTTAAAAATAATTTTTTAATAATATCTAGAAATGACATGATTTTTATTGTAGCATAAAAACAAATGCGGAAATATGAAGCCGATGGGGTTTTGGTTCGAAAAACAATAAATGGAAAAACTGTTTTGGCCGTAGATTCAAATGGAGAACTGTATTTTTGGACCCCAGAATGCAATTTGATTTTAAATGGGGAGACCTATTCTCTTTCGGTTGAAAAATTTATAACAGGGCAGTACGAGAGCTTTTTTTTAAAAAAAATACTAGACAAAACGCCCGTAACTATTGTATGGTGGATACCAGAATGAAAAAAGTAATGAAAAGTTCTTTAGATTGGGCAAAAGATGAGGGGGTTGTATTCCTCGGGGTAAATGATAAAGATATTGACATTAAAAATGTCAAATACATGGTGATTGACCCAGACGGGTGGGATCGATCTAGGTATCCAGATGTTCTGTCTGACCCCGTTGACTACGATCAGTTTAAAAACTCTCTATACCGTAGCACATGTATGGTGGTAATGACCTAATGGAACAGCATTTAAGAGTTCAAAAATATGGGACATTTGATTACTATAAGCAGACAACTTGGATGAACATTAAGGTTAATTCTAGGAAATACGAAAAAAGAGACAGGCCCCTTTCTTTGACTAAAGATTGGTACTATGCGTGGTTTGAAAAGCACCGACATAAAGTGGAAGAAATTTTAAAAAAAGGTTCTGTTCCAATTGTTTGCAGAGTTAACAAAAACAAGCAATATTCAAAAAACAACATAATAATTACAGAAATTAAAAATGTACATAAAAAAACAAAGATTCTTTTAAACGAAAAATGCCAAGATCCCAAAGATTTTATAGCAAAAAAGACGGGAAAAGTTAAACTTTGAAAGAATTAAGAAATTAGGGCTAATGCCAGCTGAAAGGGTTTCGTTTTATTTCCAAAAAAATCCTAGAGAAGCTTCCTGAAGACATATATGGATAAAACAATAAAAAACACAGAAGCTGTTGAGCAATTAGTTAACCATTTCGGAAGAGTCTTACATGGACTCTGAATACGAAGAGGATTACATGATGGATGAGGGGGGCCTTTCTAATGAAGCTTAGATTTAAGACAGAATATCAAAAATATCATCCATGGTTTGGATTTTGGTCATCCAAAAAACTCCACAAATCAGAGATCTTGGCGACTAC